CTGCCAGAGGTAGAGCAGATGATAAACCAGAGATAATTAAAAACAGAATTAAAGTATATCATAGAGAAACAGCACCTTTATTATATTATTACAAAGATGAAATAATAAATATTAAAGCAGAGGGTAGTACACCTGAAGCTATAGCAAAAGAAATAGTAAAGAAAGTAACATGAAAACATACGACCAAATTAGATACTTAGAAGAAGGATTATACGACCCTAATATTTTCAAGGTATTTTTCCTTGCAGGTGGACCTGGTTCAGGCAAAACATTTGTAACTAGAAGTGCATTTGGTGGAATGGGTTTAAGAATGATTAACTCAGATAATGCTTTTGAAAGTGCCTTAAAAAAGAATAATTTATCTTTAAAAATGCCTGAAGATGAGGCAGAGGCTAGAGATATATTAAGAGCAAGAGCAAAAGGAATGACAGGTACAATGTTAGATATGTCTATCAAAGGTAGATTGGGTCTGATTGTTGATGGTACTGGTAGAGATTATGATAAGATTAATCAACAAGTTAGTCATTTAAAAGCTTTAGGTTATGATTGTTATATGATTTTTGTAAACACAAGTTTAGATGTTGCATTGGAAAGAAATGCACAAAGAGAGAGAAGTGTACCAGAATATGTTACAAGAAAATCATGGACAGCTGTACAAAGTAATATTGGTAAGTTTCAAAGCCTATTTGGTATGGGTAATATGATTATCGTAGATAACAACCATAGTGATAAAGAACTAACAACTCAAACTATGAATAAATGTTCTAAAGCAGTTAGAAGATTACTTACAAACAAAGTTAAGTCATACACAGCAAAAAGATGGATGGCAACAGAGAGAAAATTAAAAAGAAGATGAGATTTAAAGACTTTTTAGATATAGACAACTTAACTCATAAAAAGATTGATGAGAAACCAATCAATGATGAGTATAAAAACTTGCCTATTGCAAAGCCAAGTAAAAACAGTAGTGACACAACTGTTAATGAGCTTAGAGAAATGCAAGAAATATTTAAAAAGAGAACAAATCAAATAGAGAAAAGTGTCAAAGACCATGACAACGAAGTTGGTTTTGCAATCAAAGAATACATGAAAGAAAACAAATTAGACTATAAAGAGTCTGATATGGATAAGATTGCAGATGTTGGTTCTGGTGTTGTAAGACATTTTAAAAACAAGTTTGAAAGACCAAGACCATATCAACTTGCAGAAGCAATGGGTATGAAGTTTAACTTTATGCCTTTAGAGAGTGACAGTATGAAGTCGCCAGCATATCCTTCAGGTCATAGTTTACAATCCAGATTGATTGCAGAGTATTATGCTGAGAAATATCCTGAACATAAAGAGGGTATAATTAAGGCAGCTGAACAATGTGGTATGGGTAGAGTTGCGGCTGGTTGGCATTATCCTTCAGACCATGATTCAGGTGTCAAATTAGCAAAAGAACTTTACGAGAAAATGGATAAGAAATTATCTGAAAGTATTATTGATATACCAAGAAGAACTTATGCACCTAAAGTATTTGATGACGCAGATACAAATAATCCTAAAGTTAAAGCAAGTGTTAAATCACAAATAGATAAACAATTAAAAGAATTCGAAACAGAATATCCTATTTTAAAAACATCATTGATAGGTTCTATACTTACAAAAAGATATAGAAATGACGCAGACTTGGACATCAATATATTATTTGATGTACCTGCTGACAAACAAGAAGAAGAAAGAACTAGATTGTCGAAAAAGTATTTGTCTGCCAAGAATCCAGATAATATCCAGGGTAAATTAATACCTGGTTCTGAGCACCCTATCAACTTTTATTTTATTACAGATAAAGAAACATACGAAGACCAAAACAAAAAGGCTGACGCTGTGTTTGATATGGAAAGTAATAAGTTTGTAAAACGACCAGAAGATTTTAACTTTGATAAGAACTTATATTTAAAAGACTTTGAAAAGAAAGTACAAGAGTTAGATGTAATTAAAGGTGAACTAAAAAGAGATATTATAGATTACAGAGAACTAGAAGAATTAAAACCAGATGAAATCTTAAACTTACAAGAAAAGATTAATGAAAAGTTAGACGAAATAGAAGATAGTATAAAATCTATTGTAAAAGTAGGTGACGGTGTTGACACAGATAGAAGAGCTGCCTTTGATAAAGATATGTCGCCAGATGAAATACAAAAGTTTGGTATTAAAAATAGATTACCTAAAAATGTTATCTACAAGATGTTAGAGAAATACCACTATTTAAAATTTTATAAGAAATGTCAAAAGATTTTAGATGACGGTAAAGTATCGCCAGATGAGATAGATGATTTAGAAATGCACGAAGCAAAAGGTAAGTCAGTTGCATTTACATTTGGTAGATTTAATCCACCAACTATTGGACATGAGAAACTTATAAACAAAGTTAAATCTGTACCAGCAAACGATTACAAAATTTATTTAAGTAGAAGTGAAGACCCTAAAAAGAATCCACTATCTCCTAGAACTAAACTAGATGTAATGAAAAAGATATTTCCAAGTCACGCAAGAAATATTGAAATCAATACAACTAATATGATTTTAGATATATGTACTAAACTATACAATCAAGGTTATTCAGATGTTAGTATGGTTGTTGGTAGTGATAGAGTAAGAGAATTTGAAACCATCATTAAGAAATATAATGATGTAAAATCCAGACATGGATATTATAACTTTGACAACATCAAAGTTGTTTCTGCCGGCGAAAGGGATCCTGACGCCGAGGGAGCAACAGGTATGAGTGCAAGTAAAATGAGGGCTGCAGCTGCCAAAGGTGACCTAGCAAGTTTCAAAAAAGGTTTACCAAGAAACGCTGACGCAGAAAAGATTTTCAAAGATGTCCGAAAAGGTATGAACTTGGCCGCTAATTATTTACATATGCCAGTAGTAAAACCAATTGCAAGTATGGAAGAATTTGAACAACAACAAATAAGAGACCTTTACATAAGAGAAATGATATTCAATATAAATGATGAAGTTGATTATATCAAAGAAGATGTTAAAGGTAAGGTGGTACGAAGAAGTACAAACTATGTCGTACTAGAAGACAACAATAACAATTTACACAAAGCATGGATTTGGGATTGTATTCCAATCGCAGCTGATAGAGAGGTACAAGTGAGAGAACACGATTTAGATGTCGATTACGGTTTCGAAGCAGTATCAGAAATTAAAGAAGATTTAGACGCTCAACCACAAGATAGAGATGTTAAGAAAAAAGATGGCACACAGCCTAAGAAGTATTACAAAAACCTATCAAAAGATACAAAAAGTAAGAGAGCTGACTTCTTTAAAAAGAATAAAGATAACAAAGAAGCCCCAGGCGATAAAGACGCAAAAACAAAACCAAGTATTCATACTAAAAAGTATAAGAAGATGTTTGGTGAGATGAAGAAAGATTTACAAGACGCTTGTTGGACAGGTTACAAACAAGTAGGTATGAAGAACAAGGGTGGTAAACAAGTACCAAACTGTGTTCCAGAAAGTATGAGTATTGAAGACGCAAGAAAAGTCGAAGGTTTTATATCTGATTCATATGAAATAGGTAAAGATTATGCAGACCACACAAAGAGGGTAACACCTGGTCAGAGTGTGGAAGTAAAGAAAGTAAAAGGTTTTATAGACAAAACATCTAGTCCTGATATAAAAGATATAAAAGAATGGGAAGCTTCAGATGAAACCGTTTATAAATATAGAGAAAGATACAAAGAAGAATGGCAACAAAAACTAAAAGAAGTTGTTGCTAAAATGATAGAGAAACTATAATGAAAACTTTTAACGAGTACGAAAACATTGATAAATCTTGTGAAGAATGTATATTTGAGCATGAAGCTGAGGGTATATACGAATCAGAATATCAAGGTAAGAAAGTTAAATTGAATGACCCAATTAGAGGTGGTTCAAAGAAATTTTATGTATATGTAAAGAATGAAAAAGGTAATGTTATTAAGGTTTCATTTGGTGACACAACAGGTTTAAGTATCAAAAGAGATGACCCAGCAAGGAGAAAGTCGTTTAGAGCAAGGCACAATTGCGACAATCCAGGTCCTAAAACTAAAGCTAGATATTGGTCGTGCTACCAATGGAGAGCAGGAGCAAAGGTAAACAACTAATGAGTAGATATAGAGAAACAATGACCGACCTGTACAGACAGGTTCAGGAAAATGCTGGCGATTACTTAAAGAGTAAGATGACAGACACACAAATTAACAATATTAAAAAGACTTGGTCTATGAAGACGGCAAAAGATGTTACGCCTGCTATTAGAGATATGATTAAGAAGATGGATATTCCTACTCAATTAGCCATCAAGCACGCAAAAATTAATCAGTTATCTAAATTAGTAGAAGAACAAGAACTTGCTGAATTCAATGACGCTCAAATTGCAAAACTGAAAAAAGAATATGAACCTATGAGAGGTAAAACTATTTCAGTTACTAATGCAAATAAATTAGGCTCTATGTTTACAAAGTTTGATAGTAATAAGAATGCTTTAGAAAAATTATATGGTGGAGATATACCATTTATTTCTACAATGGCAATGACTAGACTTATGACTAAACATGGATACAAAGCGGCTGATTTAAATAAATTAAGAAAAGAAGAATTAGATTTATTAGAAGAAGCAGAATTACTTGGCGAAGGCACAGGTACTATTAAAGGTTTTAGAAACGATAAAGAAAAATCAAACATGATTTCTCTTGCAAAACAACATAGTCTTAAAGTAAAAGAAGTTGCAGGTGGTATTGAACTATCTGGTAACATGAGAGCTATTTTAGATATGCAATTAGCTGCTCAAGGCAATGGTCTTAAAGCTGAAGAAGT